CGTCCAGGTCAAGGAGACCGAGCAGGCGGTGTATGCCGCGTGCCACACGGTGCTGACGGTGTTTTTGCGCAAGGTCGATGAATCGGCCGACGATGGGAGCGGCCCAGAAGACTGGTTGGAGGCGCGAATGAAGGAGTGTCAAAGCTACGCCGTGGAACACGCGGCGGGGAAATTGGCGGCTGCGGGGGGTGTGACGATTTGAGGGGTTGACCGGGGCTCGGGGTCTTCCACCCCTGAAATCGCCCAAGCGCCTCAGTCAAGAGGTAAACTAGCAGGCCCCACGCGACACACACAAGCGCCGCGTGGGGCCTCTCCATTTCTGACCAGTTGATTGCCACGATGAAAACCGCCCCACCAGAACAGCGCGACCGCCCCCTATTGAATTGGACCGAGGAACAGGTGCAAGCCATGGGCTACCCGTTTGTGCGGCAGCTCGACGACGGCAGGTGGTTGGGCGTGGCGCCGATGACCTACGGCAAGGGCCGACTGTTTGTCGATCTCGACCGGTGCGGGTTCACGGCGTGTTACTGCTACAGCAGCGTGGCCTTGGCGATTGTCGCCATGGCCACGTTCAATCCCGAGCAGGAAGATGAGCCGGATGGCTGGTTCAAAGACCCGATGCGCGGGCGCCATCGCCCTGACGGCGACAAGACCCGCGAATACTCCGAACGCGGTTAAGCACCCATGCTCGCCCGCGCCTTGGCCAGCAGCTGGGCGTGGCGGCGGCGGTTGCGCCAGAACCGGTAGTAGGCGATCACGAACAGCAGCGGCAACCACACCACCGAGGTGGCCAGCAGCGCCAAAATGAACCCCGCACCAAGCACCCCGATAATCATCGAACCCGCGCCGCCCAGCATCATCAGGAAACCCCACAGCACCTGACGCAGCATGCCCCGGGGGAACCCCAGCTCGACCACTTCCTCAACCCCCGCCACCCGAAAATGCCCTGGCTTCACCAACAAGCACCACAGCATCCACAGCACCGCTGCGCATCCGCTGCGCGTATCAAGCATGCGCGTCTGTACCAGTTCCGCTAGTTTCATTGAACACCGCCTTTTTTATGAGTTCCAGACATTGATTCTGGCTGAACATTCGGCGGTGGTTGTACGGCCACCACAATCCGTCGACGCGCATACGGTAGTAGTGCATCAAATTGTTGATCGGGATGGGCTCCCCTATGGCGTTATCGAAGGCCTGAGTCGGGAAGTTTTTACCGTTGAAAAGCTCAACTTTCTTTGAACGGCCACTGGCGTGGCGCACCCATAAAACGGTTTCTGGCTTCCGTTTCTCAGACATTGGATTCCTTCCACAAATAGGGAAAATCGAACCGCACCTATACTTCCAATACGTTGCCTCGTTTTTGAGGCAAGTCAAGCCGGGTAATTATGCGCAGGTCGAGGGCTGATACACAGCCCCGCCGTCCTCCAAGGACACTGCCTTACCCGCCTTTTTCAGCGCCATTTTGCGCAGCCTCGGGGGCTTTCCGTTGTCTCAATCAAGTGTCATTTCGCGCACAGGCCAAGGGTCTGGATTATCGCCTGAAGAAGCCGCCTTTCAACAGCTCGCCGCCGCGCTAATTAAACTGAAATTCGACCCCGTTTTACTGTGCGGTTGGCGGTCATTTGGGCACTGGCTGGAAATTCTTTCGGGGCTGACCCTGGTGACTGAAGGCCGGGCGGCGGACGGACGCGGCGCGACCGAGTTCATCCAGACAGCCAGGGCGTGTGGGTGGGTGCGCTTCGAGTTGCAGCGCGAGACCATCATGGTCCGCTCGGCCATTGCCTATACCGTCGAGCCAATGCCGGTGGTGTTGATGCTCTCGAACGCCATGGAGCCGGATGAGCTGCTGATCTACAACGCGAAGACGGTACAAAAACGGGGTCGCCACTGATGAACGACTACTCCGGCTTCGACGCACCCGCCACGCCCCAGCCCCGGCCGCAACTGAAGACCGAGGGCTTGCAGCCCCTGCCCCCTGCTGAGAAACCCGTCGTCGGCGAGAGCCCACGCACGATGGTCTTCGCCGAGACCGACATGGGCCGCGCCGCGAACGGCCTCAACGTATTCATCCACGACTTCCTGCCCAAGCTCTCGAAAGAGCAGCTGCACCGGTTGGTGTCGTCGTTGCCGGCGGGCAGTCAGGAAACCACCGGGCAAGGTTACGGCGCGGACTTCTCGCTGGCCGACGAGATCGGCCTGCAGATCGTGGCGGTGCAGAACCTGCGGCAGCACGTTTTCCCGAACGGCCACCTGCGCGAAGGCTGCAACATCCGCGAAGCCAAGGAAGTGCTCACGACCTGCAACGTGATGTGCAAGACGTTGATGGACAACCACGAACGGATCATGAGCATGGAACGCATGCGCGCCGTGGAAGCCGCGACCGTGGACATTCTGATGGACCTCGGCGACGACCTGAAAGAGCGGTTCCTGAACGGCTGCGCGCCCGTCTTGAGGGCCTGTCATGAGTGCGGGCCTGCGTCCTGAGCTGGAAGTTTACCTTGAGCGCTTGCGCATGCAGGCCTATGACGCCCGGGACTTCAGCGGCATTCCGAAGTGGCTGAGTAACCACACCACCGACCCGATGGACCCGTCGCGACCGTGGACGTTTCACGAACACGAGTACCAGCCGGAGATCCTGGCCGACACCACGCCCGACATCGCCATGCAGAAATGTTCGCAGGTGGGGGCCAGTGAAATCTGGGTGCGCATGATGTTGGCCATGATGGCAATCAGCAAGAAGATCACCATCATTTACATCCTGCCCACCACCGCCCTGTCCAAGCGGTTCGCCCAAGGCCGGATCAACCCGGTGCTCGATGACTCGAAAACGCTGAAGGCGATGATCGACAAGGACCTCAACAACAACGAGCAAAAGCGCCTCGGCCGCTCGCTGTTGTACATCTCCGGCACCTTCGGCAAGGTCTCGGCGATCTCGGTACCGGCGCAGGCGTTGTTCCGCGACGAAGTTGATTTCTGTAACCAGCGCGTCTTGACCACCTTCGACTCGCGCCTTGGCCACAGTAAAGAAGGCGACGGGCTCAAGCGCAGCTTCTCGACGCCGACGGTGTTCAAGTACGGCATCAACCAGATGTTCGAGGAAGGCAGCCAAGCACACTACGCAACCAAGTGCCCGCACTGTCACGACTACATGGTGCTCGATTACTTCCGTGACGTGGTGATCCCCGGGTTCGATGGCACCCTGCGCGACTTCGAGAAGTCCGACCTGATCAACCCCGCGGTGAAAGTGCTCGATGCGTACTTTCTCTGCCCGCTGTGTCGGCACAGCCTGAAGCACTCGGATTTCATGCAGCCGCACCGGCGCAAGTGGATTCATCAGTACCCCGACCGCGCCAAGCACTCTTACCAGGTCATCCCCATCGACGTGCCCGCGATCAACCCGCTGTCGCGCACGCTGGTGCAGATCAACGACTACGACGCCAAAAAAGACTGGGTCAACTTCAAGTTGGGCTTGCCGTTCGAGGATGCGCAGTCGTCGTTCCTGGACGAAGAAATGGTCAACCACGCGACCACGCTGCACATGCCCCGCCCGGAAGACAGCGAATTCAACGGCATGCGCCTGACCTCGGGGACCTATCTGGGCCTCGACGTCGGCAAAACCTGCTGGCTGACGATCACAGTGCCGAACGATCGAGGCGGCGAGGATATTTTGTACCAGGAGCGGTTGCGCCAAGACGGCGACAACTATGTGGGCAAGCGCACCATGCTGTTGTTCCAGCTGTTCGGCTGCGTGTGCGGGGTCGTCGACTCGGGCCCCGACATCACGCTGGCCCAGCACCTGGTGAAAGAAGGCAAGGGCCGGATCTACGCCTGCCGCTACTACACCGGCGCGACCAAGACCCTGAAAACCCTCGACGTACTGATCAGCCGAGACGAAGAACAGGGGTTGGTCACCGTCAACCGCACCGCGCTTTACGACAACCTGGTGCGCCGCGTGAACAAGGGCAGCACCCGACTGACCAGCAACTGCGCGGAATACGAATTGGCCCGCTCGCACCTGCGGTCGTTCAAGCGCATCGAGACGCGCGACACCGAAAGCGGCGAGACCATCATCCAGTGGGTCGCCACCGGCGACGACCACTACACCCACTCCCTCGGCTACTGCGACGTGGCCAGACGCATCATCGCGGTGCCACCCAAAGAGATCGTCGTGCCCTACATCCCGACGCTGGGCAAGGTCTCAATGAAGGACGGCAGCGACCCAGACGAGAAACCCGTGCTCTGGTTACCCCCCGGTTTTTCGAGGTGAACCCCTGAGTATTGCGGGTATTTTTGCTTTCGCAACCCCTTATTCCAAAACCACGTCTACGCTTTAGTTTTAAGAGCGCGTTACATCTAAAGCGCCATGGCCGGGGGGCCGAAGCAGTGCCGGGAGTTAATCCGCAGCCTATTGTTTTGCCGCGCTCGTTGGTGACGAAAGCCATCACTGAGTCGGTGTTCGAGCGCGCGGGCGTAGACCAAATCGTGCCCCGGGACAGCCGCACCCAAGTCAACGAGTCGATCACCGCGAGTCGCGCCCGCAACAGCATGATTGGCTCGATCCGCGACCTGTATTCGCGGGAAGGCACTTTTTCCTCGGCTGCCTTCAGTTTCGTCGAGGTCGCCCTCTCCGGGTACACCGCCAAGGCGTACAACACCCAGACCGGGCAGTTCGACTTGGCGGGCAGCCTGATGGCCCGCCAGATCATTGCCAACATCGACACCCTGTCCGACTACAGCCAAGGCTACGGCGACAAGACTTCGTTCGATTGCCTGCTGGAACAGTCGCTTCTCGAAGTGGTGCTGACCAGCGCCTTGGCGCAGGAGCTGGTGCTCGACAAGTCGCGCTTCCCGAGCAAGATCAACAATATTCCGTTCGAGACCTTGGACTGGAAAAACATCGGCAGCGGGCCGAAGTCCAAGAAGATCCCGCAGCAGAACAAGTCGCAGGGCGACCCGGTTCCGCTGGACTACCCCACCATTTTCATCAGCGAACTGCACCGCCAAGCCAACCGCGCCTACTCGGATTCGATGCTGTCGGCGGGGGTGAACAACACCTACAGCTACGCCGAGTTCATTCAAGAGATGCGCCGCGCGGTGCGCCACCAGGGGCACGGCCGCCTGGTGCTGAAAATCTCCATCGAGCAGGTGATGGCCGCGCTGCCTGACGACATCAAAGCCGACAAAGAAAAGCTGCAGAGCGCGCTCGATGCGGTGAAAAGCAACATCGAAGAAGCGTTGAAGGACATCAACCCCGAGGATGCCTTGGTCGTTTACGACACGGTCGAGGCCGACATGCTCAAGGGCGCAGGCGAGAAAAGCGACTACGTGCCGTTGATTGAAACCCTGTCGGGGATGTTGGCCACCTCGCTCAAGTCCAACCCGTCGATGTTGGGTTTGCGCCTGCAGGGTTCGCAATCCCTGAGCAACACCGAATCCCTGGTGTTCCTGAAAATTGCCAACGCCGCTCGCAGACCTGTCGAAACCAACCTGTCGCGAATCCTGACCCTCGCCGCTCGCCTCTACGGCGCCGACGTGTACGTCAAATTCAAGTTCGACCCGATCAACCTGCGCCCAGACCTTGAGCTGGAAGCCTTCAAAACCATGCGCCAGGCGAGAACCCTCGAACTGCTCTCCGAAGGTTTCCTCACTGACGACGAAGCCGCGTGGGATCTGGGTACCGGCCCGCGTGCGCCGGGCGCCCCGCCGCTTTCGGGCACCGGGTTCCGTCGTGGCAGCGCGGGCATCAACGCCAACAACGCCAGCCCGAACGACGACCCGCAGGGCCGCGCCCTGCAATCCGACAACCCGAAAAAAGCCGGAGGGGCTAGCCAATGAGCGCCAAACACAAGCGCAGCCAGACGCCTCGCGGCCAGAATCTGCAGCTGGGCGACATCTGGTTCGGCGACGACCAGAGCATGTTGCATGCCCGCGCCGCGCTGGACCAACTGCGCACAGCCAACGCAGACCCAAAATTTTATGTGGGGGACGACGGCGAAGACCAGCCCGACTTCCCTGACTACGGTTACATGCTCACACGCCACCAGGACGTGGCCGTGCTGTCGATCAGTGGCAGCATGGTGAGCAAGGAATCCTTTTTCAACCGCTACTTCGGCCTGATCTCTTATCAGGAAATCCGCAACGCCGCGATCGTCGCTTCGGAGGCTGGTTGCCGTGCGCTGCTGATGGACATCGACACCAACGGCGGCACCGCCGAAGGCATCGGCGAGCTGTCGGACTTCCTGTCCGAGTTCGATAAAAACGTCATGCCGATCTACACGTACACCGGGACGAAGATGCTGTCCGCCGGGTACTGGGTCGGGGCGATCGGCCGCAAAGTTTTCAGCTCCGCGATGGCCATGAACGGCAGCATCGGCGTCGTGAGCGCGCATTTCAGTTACGCCCGGCAGCTCGAAATGCAGGGCATCGACGTAACCATGTTTCGTGCCGGTGAGTTCAAGGCTCTTGGCTCACCGTATGAAAAGTTGGATGACAAAGCCAAAGCTGACATCGAAACGCGGATGGGGAAATTCTACGACCTTTTCCTGAACCACGTTTCCACCGAGCGGGGCATCGCCATTCCAGCGTTGATCGAAACCGCAGCAGAGGGCCGAGTTTTCATGGGCCTAGATGCAATCAAGACGGGGCTTGTAGACGAAGTCACGACGTTCGACAAGGCGATTGCCGCCGTGATGAACGCCGCGGGCGCTCGAAAGCCGACGATCTCTGTACCCCATCAAAATAACCAAATAGGTATGGACGCTATGAAGCGAACACTGACTGACGCGGGCCTCGCGGCCGTCGCATCGGGCATGGACGAGAAGTTGGCCTTGGCCGATCCGTCCCTGTCCGAAGAAGTGAAAGTGAAAACCGCAGAAGAACTGGCAGCCGAAGAAGCCGCAGCAGCGGAACTCGCGGCGAAGCCAGTCGTGGTGGAAGACCCGGCACCAGTCATCACCGGCACCGTCGAGCAGCTGACCGACAGCACCCTGGACAAGATCATTTCCCTCTCCGGGGATCTGGCCGAAGCCAAGGGCGAAGTCAAGCGCCTGCAGGCGAGCGAGTCGGAGCGTTCTGCGCACATGGGCACCCTCATGAAGATTTGTGGGGATGCCGTGAACCGCATGGAACTGCCACTGGGCCGCAGCGCGACGACCTTCACCGGTATGAGCGCCGAGACGCTGATCAACACCTACCACCGCACGCTCAGCGACTTCAACTCGAAGATGAAGATCGGGGCTCAGGCCGAAGTGCCTGCGGAAAGTGATCTCGGCACCACCAAAGCTCAGGCCTACGAGCCTAGCGCCGACTGCGTGAAGCTCTAAACAAACTTCTTGGGGGAATGATCAATGACCACTTTTGTATTCAACGAAAGCGTGACCGACGCGATGAAGGACACGGTTTCCGCAGCCCTTGGCGCCGCCGCGTCCAGCGGTATCGGGAACAACGACCTGAACAAAGCCTACAAGGCTGGCACCGCGCAGAACTATGTCCCGGCCACTGACGGTGACGCGATCGAGGGTTTCCTGACCGCGATCGAGCCTTTCACCGTGAACAACGGTTTCGTCTTCGGCTCGATCCAGCGCCGGGGTCGCAAGGTTGTGCAGAACGGCGCGGCGCAAGCGACGTTGGGCGTCGGTGACTACGTCGTCGCCTTCACCCAAGCCGCCATCGGCACCGCCGGTTTGGCGCAGGTGAAGAAAGCGACCGCCACTGCTGCTGCCGACGACGGCGCGTTGAACCAGGCCGGTTTGTTCGCCTGGCGCGTGATCCGCATCGTCACCGGCACCGGTGTCGCACTCGACCAGGTTCTGATTGAGCGCGTTTAACGCTCATTCCAAACACTTTTGGGGGTAATGAAATGAGCGATCTCTCCACTACGCTGAAGCTGCGTAACCACGAAGGCAACCTCGTTGAGGTGCCGTTCGACGTGCGCATGTACGCACAGGCTTCGGAAAAAGGCCTGACCCTGTCGCAGCACCTCAACCAGCTGTACGCAGGTGCCACCGACCTGGTCAAACACGGCGACGTGTTGCAGCAGGCCATGCTGCACTCCGGCATGTACACCTCGACCGACAGCCGCATGGGCATGCACCCGCCGAGCATGAAGCAGATGTTCGACACCGGCATTCAGATGGGTTCGATCACCCGCGGCGACGGTTCCGACCGTGCAACCGTGGCTGGCCGCATGCTCTACCCAGAGATTCTGATGCGCGCCATCGAGTCGAAACTGCGCGACGACTACAGCGATTTGCTGGGCACTTGGTCGAGTTTTATCGCGCAGACCCAGACTGTGACGGGCCCAAAATTCGACCAGCCCGTGATCGACGTGACCCGTCCTGAAGGCTACTCGTCGATGCCGATCGCCCAGCTGGCTGAGCCGGATGTGATGCTGTCCATCACCACCGCTGCCCGCTCGAACAGCATCCCAACCAAGTCGATTGGTCTGCTGATCTCCGACCAGGCCGCGCAAGCGTCGACTCTGGACCTGGTGAACTTGGCCATGACTGCCCAAGCCCGCGCAGAGCGTGTGCGGATGGTGCAGGCGGACATCGCTGCCATCGTCTCCGGTGACATTGACCGGGGCGAGACCGCGAAGACCTCGTTCAAGGCCAACACCCTGGACTCGGCGATCATTGCGGCCGGTGCGATCACCCATAAAGGCTGGGTGAAATACATGCACAAGCAGCGCCGCAGCATGATGACCTTGGGCGCGATCTGCGACCTCGACACCGCGCTGGCCATCGAAGCGCGCTCGGGCAAACCGACCCGCGACACTGTTTTCATCCCGGGGGCTGAGGGCTTCAACCAGGGCGTCACCATCGAGAATCTGACTGGTCCAGATCCTCGTCTGCTGATCGTGGACGACGGCGTAATTGCCGCGAACACGTTCGTTGGCATCGACACAAGATTCGCCTTGCGCCGCGTCATCAACATCTCCGCAGCCTACTCGGCGGTCGAGCAGTTCGTCCTGCGCCGCGCTACTGCGTTCCGCGTAGATTTCGGGGAAATGACCCATACCTTATACCCAGATGCTTTTAAGGTAATGACGCTTACATTGTAATGGAATAAGGGGGCCGCAAGGCCCCCAACCCCACCCGCAGGAGCCGAGCCATGTCCCGTACTGAAAAACCGCAAGACGCAGCAAAGGCCCCCGCCCCTGCCAAGGCAGAAGGCTGGCCGAAATACCTCAAATCGACCACCCCATATGGCTACTCCGACCCGGACTCGAACATCCATTTTGGCCCGGTGACCCCGGTCAAGATTGACGCCGCCCCTGCCGAAGGCAGCTGGCTGCACGGCCAGATGGCCGCCAACCTGATCAGCGAAGCGTAAGGGGGCCTCATGGCGAACCTCGGCGATTACACCACGACGGAAGCTGTTCGCGGCTGCCTCGGCATCGACGTGGACGATTGCCCGGATCGCTACATGATCGACTCCAAGGTCGAGCTGGAACTGCAGCTCGACCTCGATACGTGGCTGACTGCCCACGCCGCGCTGTACAGCACTGGCACCGTGGGAACCCCTACCGCCTTGCAAAAGGCGGTGGCCCAACGGATCGAGTTGTACGCGCAGTGGTTCATCGCGCTGGAGTTCACCAACCGGCCGCTGACCATTCCGCAGATCACCACCGACGGCAAGGCGCAGATCGACCGGTTCAAGGTGGACCTGTCCCGCCTGACCCAGCTCGCCGCCGCCAAGGTCGCCAAGTACAAGGGCGAGTTGCAGTCTGCAGTCGAAGGCAAACCGGCCACCGCTGCCTACGCCAACTTCGTCGGCGTGGCTGTGCCCGGGGCCGACCCGGTCACGGAGGTTATCCAGTAATGGCCGACCTTTCCCGCGCCCTCGGCCGCTTCGCCCAAACCCCAGTGATGGGGTGGAACGGCGTGACCAACAGCTGGGAAGAAACCGGCCTGCGCGGTCGGTTGCAGGTCTACGACCGTTTCATCACCGAGCGGGATTTCGGCCAACGCAAGCGCATCCTCACCCTGTCGGGTGACCAAGCGCTGCCGCTGGGTTATGCCGTGATCCGCTTGGGGTCGAGCCCGACCGCCTACCTGGTGGAAAGCAGCAACCAGGACATCGAGGGGCCGACGGTTTACGGCACGACCTTCGCCCTGCACCAAGCGCCGTTCCATGTGCAGGTGTGCAAGGAAGTCACCTCCACCCTGCAATCCGGGGTGAAGCGCAAGACCGGTATTGAGGCAGTGCTGTTCGATACGTGGGTGAACATCTCGCGCTATTCGTCTGTGGACTCGCGGGAATTCTCGCTGACCGACTACACGATTTATTCCGTGTACTTCCCGCGCAACGTCGTGCCCGACACCGATATGTACGTCAAGCGCCTGGACAACGGCGACGTGATGGACATCACCGAGGTGTACCAGTCGCTGGAAATCCCTGCCGCGAGGTGCCAACGCCGTGGCTGATGACTTCCCTTTGATTCTGAAAAGCACCATCGACAAGTTGGTCTCCACCAAGGTGGCCAGCCTGCT